TATGGTCAAAAAGTTGGTCGACTGTCTTTTGATTCTATGAGAGATGCCAAAGGTTGGCTCGAATCAAATAAAGATGTGGCTAATAGATCTGTGTTTGGTAATCCAAATTATATTCATCAATACATCACATCTAAGTTTCCAAAACAAATCGAATTTAAACGTGAGCTTATTAATGTGGCCACGATCGATATCGAAACTGAATACGATGATGGATTTCCACATCCGTCTGAAGCCAATCAACGTGTCTTAGCTATCACTGTAAAATCAAGCAAATCTGATGTGTATTGGGTTTGGGGTTATGGTGATTTCGACACAGATAAAGCTCTTATTCAACCTGTTTTGTATACTAAATGTCATGACGAAGAAGATTTATTTCGTCAATTTCTCAATTGGTGGTCAGATCCTGCTCGTACGCCTGATGTTATCACAGGTTGGAATACTCGATTCTTTGATATTCCGTATCTTATTAATCGTTGTGCCAAAATCCTTGGTCTTAATGATATCAAGCGATTCTCTCCATGGGGTATGGTAGACTATCGTAAAATTACTCGTCGTGGTAAAGAAGAAGATGTATACGATATTAAAGGTATTCAAACACTCGATTACCTCGAATTATTTCAAAAATTTGGTTATACATATGGTCCACAAGAATCATATAAACTTGACCATATTGCTTATGTAGTTCTTGGCGAGAAAAAGCTTTCGTTTGAAGAATCTGGTTCTCTTCGCAATCTTTATAAAGATGATTTCCAAAAGTATATCGACTATAATATGAAAGACGTACAACTTGTTGATCGTCTCGAAGATAAACTTGGTCTTATTACTTTGGCTATGACTATCGCATATAAAGGTGGTGTAAATTATCAAGATACATTTGGTACTACAGCGATATGGGAATCAATCATCTATCGTAAACTTAACTCACAAAAAATTGTACCACCTGCTTTTCCACCTGAAGCACATAAATCAAAATTTGCTGGTGGTTATGTAAAAGATCCTATGGTTGGTGCTCATGATTGGGTTGTATCATTCGATTTAAATTCACTATATCCTAATATTATTGTTCAAAACAATATGTCACCCGAAACTTTGATTAGCCAAAATCAAATTAATAGTGTTGACCATTATTTGAATGGTGGACTTCCAACTGAAAGTAATTACGCAGTAGCAGCTAATGGTTCTACATATCGTAAAGATATTGATGGTGTAATTCCAAGCATTATTGAAGATTACTATGACGAACGTCGATCTATCAAAAATATGATGCTTGCTACTGAGCAACAATATCAAAAAACAAAAGACGAAAGTTTACAAAATGAAATAAATACTCTTGGTAACCAGCAAATGGCGATTAAGATTTTGATGAACTCACTGTATGGTGCATTGGGTAATCAATACTTTAAATATTTTGATTTGCGACTTGCCGAAGGCGTAACTTTATCTGGTCAGCTTGCTATACAATGGGCTGAAAAAGCTATGAATATGACCATGAATCAACTATTAAAAACCGATGCAGACTATGTTATTGCTATTGATACTGATTCTTTGTATGTTAATTTTGGCCCTTTGGTTGGGTTATTAAAGCCTAAGAATCCAGTATACTTTTTAGATAAGATATGTAAAGAACACTTTGAGCCAGCATTGGCCAAAGCGTATGCGCAATTGTTTAAAAACATGAATGGCCATAAAAATCGTATGGAAATGGGTAGAGAAGTTATTGCTGATCGTGGTATTTGGACAGCAAAGAAACGCTATATTCTAAATGTTCATAATAACGAAGGCGTACAATATGCTGAGCCAAAACTCAAAATTATGGGCATCGAGGCTATTAAATCTTCTACACCTGAAGTAGTACGTGACAAATTTAAAGAAGTCTTTAAGATTATCTTGTCTGGTACAGAGGCCGAAACTCAAAAATATATCGCAGATTTTAGACAACAATTCAATAGTCTGCCTCCAGAGCAAGTAAGTTTTCCAAGATCTATATCTAATATTACGGATTGGATGGAACGTGGTTCATATAAGAAAGGTACACCGATTCATGTTCGTGGTGCTATCTTATATAACAAATACTTAAAACAACATAAGCTTACAAAAAAGTATGAGTCGGTTGTAAATGGTGATCGCCTCAAATTCACGTATCTTAAAGTTCCAAATCCAATTCAAGAAAACGTAATCGCATATCCAGATGTTTTGCCCGAAGAATTCAAGCTACACCGATATGTTGATTATGATTTACAATTCGAAAAGACTTTCATCGAGCCACTTAACTTTATTCTCAATGCGGTTGGGTGGTCAGCCGAAGAACAAGCAACACTAGAAGATTTCTTTGTGTAAAGTATGTACAAAAAATGAAAAATGGAGTATAATAGGCCTATGAGTGAAAATTGGGTAAAAGATATCAATGAAATGCACCAGAAATACGGTGTACATGATTGGTTTGAAAATAATAAAGACAACAAAGATCTTATGAAAAAGTATCTTATGTTTCGTCTTTTGATGTGTAATGAGGAATTACATGAAACAATGCAAGCAATTAATAATGGCGATTCCGAGGAAATCGTTGACGGTCTTATTGACCTTTGTGTTTTTGCTATCGGTACTCTCGACGTTTTTGGTGTGGATGCCAATAAAGCATGGGATGAAATTTATAAAGCAAATATGGCCAAAAAAGCAGGCGTAAAACCTGGTCGACCAAATCGCTTTGGTCTTCCTGATCTATTGAAGCCAGGTGGATGGACACCACCAAGTCATGAGGAAAATCATGGAGATCTCTCTAACGCTGTTTAAAAGCGTATTTGACAATAAGACACATCGTCGTATGGACTTGGACAATTTTGACCAGTTCAAACAATTGTTATACGATCTCGCTAAAGTGCCTCGTGAATCTAAACAAGAAGCACAACTCATATCTCCTGCCACTTACCAACCCAATACAACTCGAGCTAATGCCAATGTAGTTGATTGGGGTGGTTGGTGTGCCGTTGATGTTGATGACCATAAGTTTGAAGGAGATCTACAAAATGAGTTGGTTACCTTATATAATAAGTTCAGCTTTATTTGCTATAGTACTGCTAGCAGTCGAGAAGATTATCCTAAGTTTAGGCTTGTGTTCCCACTTACGAAAAGAGTTGAAGCAGATAACATCAGAGCTTTCTGGTATGCCCTCAATACCGAACTCGGTTCGATTGGAGATAAACAGACTAAAGATTATTCACGAATGTATTATATCCCTGGCACGTACAAGTCTGCTTTCAACTTTATTTTTGATCATACTGGTGTGGCTATAGATCCAGATGTTTTGATGGCAAAACATCCAGCTCCAATTAAAACAAGTAATAATTTTTTCGATAGATTGCCTGAAGTAATTCAATCTCAAATTATCGAACATCGTAAATCTAAACTTGATAATACAAATTTTAATTGGTCATCATATCGTGATTGTCCATTCTTTCCTAAAAATTTGGAATCTGAATATCGCTTAATAAATAATACTGGTTGGTATCATAAAATGTATCAAATTATGGTTGCTATTGCTGGTAATGCTGTAAAAAATAATTATCCAATCACATGTCAAGAAATTACTACTATGTGTAGAGAACTTGATCAAGAAACCGGTAATTGGTACGAAAACAGACAAATGGAAAAAGAAGCAGATAGAGCTTTAGAATATGTTTATAAAAATTTCTAGGGAGTTAAAATGAAAGATTTAAATTATTATGTGGCTGTAAAAGGCGAACTTGGTCATAACATTGAAGGTGATTTTTTATCTAGAGAAAAACCTGAATGGTTTAAAAAACATCCTACATTGGTTGATGGAACTATCACAAGTCGTACTGATTTCTTGAGAAAAAATTGGGAAAATATAATGAACGGATTATATACTCCTCGTGCACTTTCGAATATAAAAACATCTCGTGCTTGTCCAGCTTTTAATACGCTATTTAAACATTCAGTTGCTATTAAATTTCCTTGTGATATTATGATAGAAACAAGTGATAAAGGTGAATATAATTTTCAATACAAAAATCGATTCACTACTTTAAAAACAATATCACATCATTCAGCCGAACAAATGGGTGGAGATCTTGATAATTATATTGCCTTAAAGTTTGAATTCGATTGTACTATCAATGTTAAAGATACATTTGTTCAATTTGTCGATCCAATTTTTTGGAATGATCAACCATATTTAGTTTCTCCAGGATTAGTTCCTGCTACACATTTGCCTTTAAATGTCATAGTGTTTTTTCCTAAAATAAATGAAAGATATGTTTTAGATTGTGGTACAGTATGTGCAGTAATGTCTTTTTCAAATCCAATTAAAACCCTTGTAGAAAAAGATATGAGTAAACCTATAATGAAAAGATTTTGGGAAATTGATAAACACTTTTTTAAACTTGGAAAATATAACGATGATTAATCAACTTTCTAATTTAGTGACTCGCGATATTGTAGTTACTCAAGACTTTTGTAATTATGCTAATCATCAATACGCTAAAGGATCATATATAGACAGAAAACACTGTGATTATCTTTTACTTGAGTGGTGGTTACTTTATGGTGCTGACAAACCTTTAGTAAAAATGCCAAGTAATTATAAACATGATTTTAAAATTCTTGATCATCTTGTTGATGCTAAAAGATTAGAAAGCATTAACTATAATATAACGCGAAGCAAGTCACGTGATGGTAAAACTGCAGAGCAAAAATTAGAAATGATGAAATCTCGAGCTTCTCAAGGCGAACTTACTCATTTCTTATTTTATAGTACTATCGACACTAAAGAGCTTTTTAAAGTTGGTCAAGTTGTACCACATACATTTTTTGCTTATGAAGAAGCTAATAAAGTTTTACTTAAAATGCAAAAGAGTCAGTATGATGGTTATTATTATAGACCGAAAAAAATGATAAGCCATTGATTTCAAATGAAACAAAAGCATGTACAATGTATTCTGGTTATGGTAGGATAGATATATCAAATGAAGGAGAATACTATGAACGCCGTTAAAACTCTTATCGATCAAACATTTAGCTACTCAATCGAAGACAAAGATTTGAAAGATCTTTATCTTGATGATCTAAAAGCGTTTCAATTTGTTGACGTTCAAATTTCTCTTGGCAATATAGAAAATGCCGTTAATACAATTAATGATATGGATACAGAGCCTCGTGAACAAATAGTATGTGCTATCGCAAAAGATAAAGGCAACGATTGGGTTGTAGAAAATTTAGGTTGGGAAGTTTGTTAATGAAAGACAGTTTAAAGATCCTGCAAAAAGCAGCTGAAATTCAAAATAAAAAAGGTAACGATTACCAAAATCCAAATTCACGTATTCGTCAAGCCATGTATTATCCGCGTGGTTGCGCAACCATTCTTGATATCATGCATGCCAAGATTTTACGTATGCAGTCAGTACTTGAAGCAATGGAAAGTGATCCTGATTACGCACCAAATTTTGAATCGCTCGAAGATTCATGTATAGATATGATTAACTATGCATCCTTCTTTGCAGCCTATATGCAAGGTGGTATGGATGGTCAAGAACCAGGTCGTGATTTTTTGAATAGGCCAATTAATGTCAATACCACACGTAAATCGCAAGCAGAAGAATAAATATATCTTTGACGTAGATGGCACGCTAACTCCAAGCCGTGGACGTATGGATAAAAAATTTGCTGTATGGTTTTCTAAGTTCATCGAAAAGAACGAGGTCTATCTTGTAACTGGCAGTGATAGACCAAAAACTATTGAACAGATTGGTGAATGTATTTACGAATCGTGTAAACGTGTTTATCAATGTGCTGGTGCACAAGTTTTTAGAAAAAACGTTTGTATTAATGAAAGTGATTGGACGGCATCTGATCATCTCATTCGTATTTTGGAATTTGAATTAAGAGAAAATAAATTTCCACTTCGAACAGGTAATCACATTGAACAACGAGTAGGTCTACTTAACTTTAGTATTGTTGGTCGTAATTGTACTCTTGGTGAACGTAAATTATATGTCGAATATGATCAACTAAATCAAGACAGAGATAAAATTGCAAGTAGACTTAGAGAACATTTTAAAGATATTGAATTTAAAGTGGCTGGTGAAACTGGAATTGATATTACTCCGTTAGGTTGTAATAAGGCTCAAATTCTAAAAGACTTCAATCGTTACGATAATATATATTTCTTTGGCGATAAAACACAATTTGGTGGTAATGACGCTGAAATTTATGATGCAGTAAATGAAATGCCATGCGGTAAATCATTTACAGTTATGGATTGGAAAAATACGTGGAATATTCTAAAGACACTATAGGTTTTACATGTAGTACATTTGATTTACTGCATGCTGGGCACGTAGCAATGTTGCGTGAAGCTAAATCAATTTGTGATTATCTCATTGTTGGATTACAGGTGGATCCTTCGATTGATCGCAGATTAAAAAATACACCTGTACAAACTGTTGTTGAGAGACAGGCACAATTAGCAGCAATCAAATATGTCGATGAAGTAGTCGTATATACGACTGAAAATGATTTACTCGACATTCTCAACATGTATCCTATTGATATTCGAATACTCGGTGAAGAATATCGGGATAAAGAATTCACAGGAAAAGACGAATGCAGGAAAAGGGGAATACAACTTTATTTCAACAAGAGGGATCATCGCTTTTCGACGAGCGATTTAAGGATGAGAGTTTCGGAATGCACGAACAAAAAATAGCTATTGTCGGATTAGGATTTGTTGGTGGTGCAGTTGCATATGGGTTTAATCATCCTCATATAACTCAACAACATATTGATCCAAAACTTGGCACTGAAATTATGGACATTGATGATGATACAGATTTTATTTTCGTTTGTGTTCCAACACCAATGGACGATTTTAGTATTGTTCGAGAAGTCATGGAAGAATTACTCTCA